TCACATTTAGTTAAGAAAACTCCAGTTTCATCTTCAACTAAGAAAGATTGTGCAAGAGGATCATACCATCCAACTAAGACATCCCTTCTTGACTGAGATAAAGTCGTGCCTCCTACAACTTGAGTTCCAGTAGTTCTAGATACTGCTCTTTCCTCAAACTCTTGTTTATTTTGAATCCTAGCATTTCTTACAGAGATAATATTTTCTTGAACTGTTTCTAGTGTTCCACTCGAAATAAATCCTTCTTCAGCAATTGTTGTTGCTGCGTTTTGATCATTTAGGTTATTATTTACTAAAGTAAAAGTTTTAGTTCCAGTTTCAAATTTTGGATGAATGTTTGTATTTGGGTTTGGAACAAAGAAACTTCCAATCAATGTTGCTGAAAGGTCAGAAACCAATCTGACATTTGTAAGAGTTGCTTGTGCTCCACTACTTTGTCCCACCAGAATCATTCCAGATTCTGTCCATCCACTATACTCTCCTTGTGGTTGGTTTGAGAGTGAAAAAGTATCGATATTCAAAATATTTGATGTTGATGAATATGTCGATTGTAATACTTGCCCAGTGTAAGGATTATTTGGATAAGTAATTGTTGCTGCGTTGTAAGGACCTTCTCTATGATTAGATTGTGCAACTCTGAATGAAATTTTAGCAACATCTTGTCCTAGATTTGGATTTAGTCCGGTATTTTGAACAGTTCCAATGACTTTTTCACCAACTTCAAAGGTTCCAGAAATCATTGAAATTTCTAATAACTTGGGAACACAGTAACGAGTTATATCAACACCATCAAAGAAAGCATAAACCTGAGTTAATGGTTTAAGTTTTTTAGAAACAAATTGTATATTTCTAGATCTCATATATGGAATGAGATTTCTACTTACAACTCGATCTCCAACTGATGTATTATCAAATTGTTCAGTTACTATTGTTCTTAAACCAGTTCTTGTTTGAACGCCAGTATCTCTTACTTCTCTTAAATTATCTTGAATGACAGATGTTGTCTCAACCTGTCTTAATTGTGCAGTTCCACTTCCACCATTGATCCATCCACCAACTCCAAAAGTTTCCCCTCTTTCAGTTTGAGTTCTTACTCTGGTAGAATTAACAACTTCTTGACCGGTCCAATTAGTTTCCCAAGCATTCCAAACAATTGGAGCAAATCCAGTCTGTGGGTCTACACTTAGAGTTCTAACTGCGTTTGAAAGAGTTTCTGCATAATTTCCTTCAGCTTGAATAATCTTCGCTTCTAGTCTTACAGTATCAACCCAAGTATCTGTTGCCGGAGTAAGTTCTAACGACCCTTGCCAGAAACTAATTAAGAAAGGAGTAACACTTTCCGATCTAGTTGCAAATGACTGTTTTAACCATTCAACTTCTGCATAATCTAAAGTAACAACATCTTTCGATTTTCTGACATTTACCCCTTCAATCGGAGTGAATGCAAGATCTTCTGTTGGATCTACTCCAGTTACAGGACCAGAAATTAAATCGACAGAATTTGTATAATGTCTTGGTCTTAATTGTTTATTTGAAATGTCAATACTGTTTTTATAAAGAATTGAATCTTCTTGTGCGAGTAAGGAAGTAAAATTATCGACAAAAAATCCAGACTTAAATCTATTTAAACCATCCCCATCGGGAACAAAAAGATTTGCAGTATTTGTTTCAAGTAAAGAAAGTGCAGTATAATATTCAAGATTTTTAATTCTATTTTCAAGTTGTTTAATATCAACCATTCTATATCTCTTGTGCTCCAAGAATTGAATAGAAGCCTGAGATGTATTATATAAGTAAGCTGGTAAACTTATAGTTGCAATTTCTAATGCATCATCTACAGAGACTGGTTTTTCTGGTCTTTCCGAGGGAACTCCATATTTAACCTGGAATTTTCCTTCCTTTGTCAAATAAACTCTATCTATTCTTCCAAGATAGAATGAAAAAGAAGTTAAAATAGATTCATCCGATGCTAAAATATTTCTGGAAGAATTTCCTGATGCACTAAATGTTCTGCCATAAAATTCTAAAGGAGACCTTGAATTAACAGCAACACTATAGGATGAAGTTTTTGGACGAATGTCAATTATATCAGAATTTCTTATACCATTTACCGTTTGAACTTCTTTTACATAATCAAAAGTATTATAGGAATTGACAATTGTTATATCTCCATCATCATTTGCCTCATAATATCCATTTGAAAAATATATTTTTAATTTTTTAATTGGTTCTTGTAAACCCGATTTTCTCTTAATTGTCCCATAATCATAGAAAGTGGACTCTTGTCCATTTGTGAATGTGAAATTTGGAGAAATATCAAAACTTGAAGAATTTATAGTTTGTGCTATTGATTGAATTTGAGATTCTTCAAATATTAAAGTTTCTCCTTCTTTAAATGTCTTTTGATTTTTATAAATGAAAGATATTCTTGTATCATTAATTTTCTCAGCAAAAATGGCAACAGCACCGCTAGTTTGTCCCGTTACCTTTTCCCCAATAATTAGGTCGGAAGTTGTTGCTGTTGGACCAGTAATAGATGAAAGATCTAATGTAGGTGCAGTTGCATCAGTTGTATTTGTAGATTCAAAAATACCGTGAATTTCTATGATATCTGAAGTATTAAGAGAGATGATTTCATCTTGAACTCTTGTTCCAAATGGATAACTTCCATAGGATAAACCATCATTTAAAGTTGTTGATCCTATTCCAGAGTATTCATACTTTGATTTATCTACTATAATAGAATTTACTCTATTTTTTCTTTTTAATTTTGCTTTTGGTTTTATTTTTCTAGTGGTTGCTATTAATGTAGCACCAGTATCTGAAGTAGTTGAAAGATTGTATATGGATAATTGAGTTCCTGTGGCATCAATCTGAATTTTATCTGATGTCAAGACTTCAGTTTGTCCATTTGACGTAACTAAAGAATATCTTTCTTCATCAAATGGCAAAAATGTTTCATTCGCATCAGCAGTTACTGTAGTTGTTTGATTTCCAGAAATATTGACCGTGAAAACAGTTCTAATCCCAAGAACAGCATTTGTTAAATCTACATTAGATACGTTAACTTTAGGAATTCGTGTATATAAAGTATTATCAGTTGATGTTTCTAAATTTGTTGTTAAAATTCTAAAATCAGTAACATTTAACGCGGAAGTTGGTAAATTTGCTGTAGTAATTCCAGCAACTCCTGTCACTGATGTAATAGAAATTGATGTATTACCCGATCCAACTACTTTTGCAATAACTGGATCTCTGTGCGAAGGGTCGCTATATTGAATTAAATTGTCAATTCTAACAATTCTTCCGGGGAATAAAGTGTTTGGACTTAGTACTGTACTAATTCCACCTGAAGATGGACTGATAGTAGCGATACCAACATTAAATCCGGTAGATTGAACAGTATCTGCAGAAAAAGTTGATGCCGAACCAACAATTCCATACACTGATTTTATATCAGAAATTCCATATGAAGTAATTGCAATAGCTACTCTAGAATTTTCTATACCATCAATAATAAAGGATTCGTTAAGAATAAAATCTCCAGTTTTTTCATAAACTGTAAGTGCTACCCCAGCAGTAACAGGATCTTTTAAAAATGCTGTGGCACCACTATTTTTTCCTTTAATAAAAGTTGGAACTGATAATGTAATTGGTTGATTTACAGTAATTTCTGTAATAGTTTGAATATCATATAAAGAAATATTCCACTGATTTAAATTTGAGTTGGATGTATCATATGATCCAGATTCTAATCTAAAATCATAAACTCTTGCTACACCTATTTCTTTTCCTGGTGAAGTTCTTTGATTTGATCCAACTCTAGAATCTCTAAGACTTAAAATATATGTATTTCCAATTCCAATCTTCGGAGCACCATAAACTCTATTTAATTTTAGAGTAGGTCCTGTATTGTAATTTAAAGATTGATTTTCTAAAGTTTTAGTTGTCCTTGGTTTTGGGCAGTCTAAAAATGTTGAACTTATTGTTTCGCACTCATAACCACGAACAAATGCTTTACCTGGAGAAATTTGATAAACTGCTAGATCATTTGATGGAGTAGAACCTCCATATGTAAATTGCCCAGCATTAAAAATGCCATTATTTCCTAAATTGTCGTTTAAAGATTCTTTTAGTGCAGCATCAAATGGAGTAACATAGTAGTCTCCAGATTCTGCATAGGTTCTTCTTGCTAACTCGTCCGCAATGTTGTTATATGAAGTTGTCTGTTGAGATCTAATAACTCCATCTTTAATTGTTGCCAATTCAACAAAATTGCCATCATCAAAATCTGTATTTGGTTTTTTAGTAAGAGATGCTGTAATTTTTAATCTATCTGCACCAGGTGCAGAATAATTATTAAATCCTTGAGAATTATCGTTTAAATTTTCGTCAGTTTCTGAAGTTATAATTTCCTCATTTACAAATAAACCGACACGATAATTTGGTTTATTTGAATATTGGTCTAGAATTAAAGTTTCGTCATTAACAGTTACAAACTGGCCTCTGATAAAATATACACCATTGGTTATTGAAAATGCTGATCCAATAGAAGTTGCATTTTGTGCGATAGTTGATGCAAATGGTTGTCCAACAGTAATCAATGAATTCCCCAACAATCCTGAAGTAATTTGGGAATTACAAGTTAAAAGTTCTCCATCAGAAAATTGTTGAGTTGAATTATTTTGGGTATTTGATGCTAAGTAATTTATGTAAAGAGTTAAGTTTCCTCTTTCTGAATCTGTTGGAGATAAAATTTTATCTACTACTGCAGTTACTCCTGAAGTTTGACCTGTTATTTTTGTCCCTACTAATTGATCTGCATAGGCAGAAACAGGAACTCCAAGATAAGTATTTTGAAGTTCTACTGCATAATAAAGTTGAGTATATCCTGTGTTTCCAGGTATTACCTTTGCACCTTCTTTAAAGAAATGTTGACCAAATTTTTCAATTTGATTTTGTAATATTGATTGTAATGTTGTTAATTCTCTTGCTTGTACTGGATATCCTGGTTTAAAAAGGACTCTATAATATCCATTATTTGCATCAAAGTCATCAAAATATGGAGATACATTGAGATTAGTTTCCTGAGACATAATTCTTTAGAACTGCAAAATGACTTTAATATCTTCTTTTTGGTTGGATGACCTAGTAATAGCTGGCCTATTATCTACATAGATAATGTTCCCAGAGTATTTTTTAACCTCTGGAGAAGCAATACCGTTTGTAAATTCTTGACCGAGATAATATGTCCTACTATTTATTACCGTTGATATACCAGAGAAGGATGTGTTTATAGATAAATTAGAACCAGATGATGGCACAATAGTTATGCTTCCCCCTGTAGATGGAGAACTTGTAAATTCAGTTAAATCAAATCCATATGTTGGATTTGTAATTGCAATCCCAACCGTCGTAAAACCTGCAAGTGATCGATCCTGCCAGTATTTTAAAACACCAGTTGTCTGATCATAACTAATGACTCTTCCCACAGCAGTGGTTGCAGTTGCTACTGTTTGGGTGAAATATGAGTCGGTAGTAAAAGTTGCTGAACTATATCCTGTTCCAGTAAGTCTTAAAGCATATACAGCACTTGCTTTATCTGAAGTGAGTAAACTACCGGAACTTATTTTTGGATTTTCAACAATGCCAACTCTTGCAATTTGATTTCCAGTTATAAAATCTGGATTTTGAATATCGTTTTCAATTCTAGAATAAAGAAGGACGTTATATGCACCTAGTTCACGATAAATATCTGCACCGTGGCCACCTTTAGGGGTAATGATAACATTAAATGCTGGTATAGTTGTTCCCGTTGGAACATTACCTGCAACTAAATCAATGTTGCCATAAGTATATCCAGAACCTTGACTTGAAACAACCACCGATTCAACTTTTTGGTCATTGTTAATTATGACTGTACATTCTGCTCCAATACCATCACCTTTAATAGGAACTCTTGTATAAGTTCTATTTGCTGTTCCTAATCCAACACCACTATCAGTAATAGTTACAATTTTTATAGAACCATCTACTGCGTTGTTTCTTACTGGAGCATTATCTTCAGATGTTTCCCAATTTGAGGGCACTGGAATAAAATCAGAAGTTTCAAATTTTGCCACTTCTGATGGTTTCAATGTATAAAGATATTTCCAAATATATCCATCACCACTCGATCCTGCAGATCTTGGTTCTAAATCAGTGAATGTTGGTTCATCTAGTGATGGTTTACCATTTGGAGTATCTGGTCTTGTTCCATTCTGCAAACAAATATAAACTCTGTAATCACTATTTAAAATATAATAAGATGAAGCATATAAATTAGTTGCACCGGAAACTTTAGCAGTATTTGATCTGCTATAGTCGTGACGATACATATCATATGTTGTTCCCGAAGACCAAACTCTCTTTTGAACAACCTGTCTTACATCAGACGCATTAATCTTTTTCAACGCAACCATTGTGTCCCAATAACTATTTTCTTCATCAAAAGAATCTTTTGGTGAAGGGGGATTTGTGTCCCAATCAGATTGAATTTCTGTGGGGTTTGGTAATCCAATAAAAGAATAATATGAATTACCAGAAGAACTTACCCCAGCAACAAAATTCTTTGCATTTAATATTCTAATCTGATCAGTTATAATTGCTGCCATTTTATGATAACTTTTTTATTATTTATTAGTGATTTAAATGGTTGTTGGATAAACACTGATAGTATTACCCATCCCTGAGTGACTAGTGCATTGATAATATAAAGTATTTGGAGCACTAAATGGAACTTCAAATCTTATAACACCACTTGCAGCACTATTATTAGTGACACCATCATTATACGCAGCACCACCATTACCCACACGTATTTGAAATGGATGACTACCACCAGAGTTATTTACAAACTCATAAACTCTACCTCTTGCAAGATAAAGAACCGGATCATTAGTTGTCTGAGTAAATCCAATTCCAGTGAAAGTATAATTAGAATTTCCATCAGCACCTAATGTCCATCTACCACTTGCAGT